CCGGTTTACCTGACGCAGGAGCAGTGGGACGAGACCAGGCGGAAGCAGCCGACGGCGATTCTGGCGGCGCAGATGCTGTTGAATCCTGCGGCGGGTGTGGAGGCGATGTTCCGGAAGGAGTGGTTGAAGTTTACGGATATACGTCCGTCGACATTGAATGTTTACGTCATGTGTGATCCTGCCTCGAGCCGGAAGAAAGGCTCGGACGACACGGCGATGCTGGTGGTGGGGGTGGATGCTTCGAGGAACAAGTATTTGCTGGATGGGTACTGTCACAAGATGGGGTTGAGTGAAAGGTGGCAGAAGTTTCGGGACTTGTATGTGAAGTGGGGGCAGGTTCCTGGGGTGCAGATGGTGAAGATGGGGTATGAGCGGTACGGTCTTCAAGACGCCATGGAGCACTTCGAGGAGCGGATGGAGATCGAGAAGTTGGGGTTCGAGATTGTGGAACTGGCCTGGCCCAGCGAGGGGGGGAACTCGAAGTACGACAGGATTCAGAGGCTCGAGCCGGACCACAGGGCCGGGAAGTGGTACTACGCGGCGGAGCCGATCGACAAGGAGGGGAACCCGATTGCGGAGACCCGGAACCAAAGGGAGCTTCGGGAGCAGGGGCAGGACTATCGGGCGATGCGGCCGGTTTGGCGAAAAGATATTGAGGGGAACAGCTACAACCTGAATCGGAAAATCTTCGATCCGTACCTTCGATACCCTTACGTTATTCGGGACGATAGCCTAGACTGCTTGTCAAGGATCTACGACATGGATCCGACGCCGCCGATCATCATCGACGCCCAGTATCTGGAACCGGAAGTGTTTGTGGACGGAGCATGATTACCAGAAGGTCTTTCCTTGCCGGCATCCTTGCCCTGGGGGTCGCCCCCGCGGTAGTGAAGGCGTCGAGCATCATGCGGGTGCGGCCGCTGATCGTTCCTGATTGGGTGGTCGGACCGACGATCGGTCCTGTGCCGCTCGAGATTTTCACAGGCGAAATCATGGAATTCACCCGGCGCAGAGTCTCGGCCGACGGAATGTCGCACACGGTCGAGACTTGGTACGAGGACAGCAATGGTTTCCTGCTTCCAAGCGGAAGACTCGACCTGCCGCGTGGCGAATACCGCGGAACAGCGAGGCTGTGGGATGACCATGGATAGACGTTCGTTCCTCGGGGTCATCCTTGCTGCTGCGGTTGCTCCGGCCGTCGTCCGCGCCGAGTCGATCATGCGGGTGCGTCCGATCATCCTTCCGGGCGACGATGAGTTTCGCCTGTTCACTGGAGAGATCGGACGACTGGAAGGCATGACGTTTCACGGTCCGGAACTGCGAGACTACGGAAGCATTGCGGTCATGTCGGCAGAAACTGCTGATGGTCGACGCTTTGGGGTACAGATGCCAAACAAGTTATTCGCACACTCGGTCCAGTACCCGGAAATGATCGATTTGATGCGTGAAAATCTGATCGAGCAAGTCCTTCGTGGCTGACTACATCTACCGCTGCGCCCACTGCGGGCGCACTGATTCGGAATACCTTGTGATGTGTCCCTACTGCCTGTGTCGCACCATTACCCGACGTCATCTTTCCAGCCCCGAGGGCTCGGAAGCCCCGATTAGCTCACCCGAAGGAGGTCGGAATGGCCTGCAAAAAGAAGTTCGCTGACGGCGGTACTCCAGCACCCTCACTGTTCGAGCGGGTGAAAAGCGCAATCACGCCCACGCCCAGCCCCAACTACAACGCGAACCAAGTAGCGGGACAGGGCGTAGTGGGACAGGCGCAGGCGAACCGCATGTCGAACATGGAGACCGCGCTGGCCGCCTCCGGAGACCGGAAGTACGCCGACGGAGGTCCCGTGGAATCCAGCCATAACCCCGCGAATCGCCTGCCCGAAGGTTCGTTTCACAGAGGCAGAAATCATGGCTGATCCGTGGGCAGAAATGTACGCCCAACCCGCTGCTGTAGCGAAACCAGCGGCACCCGCTCCGGTGGCAACACCCGCTGCTGCCCCCGCTGCTGCCGCAACACCCGCCCCGACTCCAGCAAAGGTAGAAACCGCGACGCAAACCCTGGCCAGAAAGTTTCCCGTCGGCGGCACGCCCTACGAGGCCCCCACGGGAACACATTCTGTCGCCACGGCGAACATCGGGAGTCCTTCCGCTCCGCTGGCCAAAACGTCTTCTGGTCTTGCCACGGTATCCGAGTGGAACGCCATGGCAGAAAAGTCCACGGGGTACGCCGACGGCGGCGCGGTCGGCATGAATACCGGCAACGCCAACGCCTTGATGCACGGGAACATGATGGACCGGCACAACAACGACAACCGGCTTCCCAAGCACGCCCACCACAAAGGACGCGGTCATGGCTGAGAACAAACGCGATCAACAGATTGCCGCCGCGGAGTCCGCGGCACTGGGTTTGACTCCCCCAACCAAACCCCCTGCACCCCCTGCACCCCCTGCACCCCCACCCACCGGCGCTTCTGCCGAGGCCCGGTACAAGGAACTCACTGCCCCCACTCCCCCGCCCAAACCGAAGTCCTTCATGGACAAGGTAAAGTCAGCGATCGGGCTGAAGGATGGGGGTTACATCCAGAACTACGCCAAGGGTGGAACAGTCAAGGGCAGAGGTACCGGAACATCCGACTCGATCCCCGCCCGCCTGTCCAAAGGCGAGTATGTCCTTCCTGCCGACACGGTGAAAAAGGTCGGAGTCCAGAACCTCGACCAGATGCGGGCCGATACCCACAAGTTCACCAACAAGCACCAGAAGACCCTGCCCAAGAAGGCCATGCACACCCGGGGCAAGAACAGGGGAATGTGATGAAAGCCAGGTATTTCTTGGAGATCAAGCAATCCGGACCGCGGGCCGCGACTAGGCTATTCTGGTTTAGGCTAGTGTGCGAGAACAACGGCGAGATCATGTTCACCGGGGAAAGACACCCCACCAAGGCAAAAGCCAAGCGCGCCATGTTGCGCTCCATGGACGTTATCTATAACAACAACTTCGAGTTTAGCGATGCCTGACGTCAAGACCTCCACAATGCTGTGGTCGACCCAGGTCGCCCTCGTGGACGCCCAAACCCAGCCCGAGATCGGGGGACCCGTTGTCCCCAAGAAACCTTACGACCGGGCCTACGAATTCAGTAATGGGCGCAAGTTCCGCGATCGCAAGAATCCCTACGGGGAAGACGACCAGCCATGACCCCCCTGCTCGAGGCGGCGCTGTCCGGGAACGAATCCTACGACAGCCTGCCGGCCTCAGTGCGTCTGTCGTTCACGCTCAAAGAATGGATGTGGCTTTCTGATCTCGAGAAAGCCACCTTGGTACGGCAGGAAACGGAGCCCGAATGGATCGAATAACCGTCATCGACGACGAGGACTTTCAGGTCGACCTCAAGTACAAGGCGATCTGCGATGCCATAGGGGGCACGTTGGCCCTTACCTATCCCCGTTACCACTGGCGAGTGGAAGGAGGCGGAGGCATCGTTGACGTGCGCTGCGAGCACGCTACTGGAAAGGCGGGATACACCTTCAACCTCGTCAGGAACGGAATCCCAGACACCAAGACGATCATCATGGCCGGCGGCGAAATCCTGGAATCATTCGATCTGTCTCGCCGGGGTCTCGATGTGGCCGAATTCCTGTCCCGCCCCCGGCATTTGGGCGACTTGGTGATGGTGCGCTGATGGACGCGGTCCTCCCGCTCGAGTCCGAAGGCTGGCTGTCCCTGGCCAGGGAAGCCTATTCCGGGTCAACAACGTACTTCGATACCGCCATCCGCAAGAATATCCTCGACAATCTTCGGCAGTTCCAGAGCATCCACCCCTCCGGATCCAAGTATCTCGCCGAAGCCTATCGGGCAAGATCCAAGTTCTTCCGCCCCAAGACGCGAGCTTCGGTTCGCAAGAACGAAGCAATCTGCGCGGAGGCGTATTTCAGCACCCAAGACGTCATTTCAGTGCGGGCTGGCGACGAAGACAACGACCAGCAAAGGGCTTCCGCCGAGATCAACAAGGAACTGCTGCAGTACCGTCTGACAAAACCAGGATCCATCCCCTGGTTTGTCACCCTCCTCGGGGCCTACCAGGACGCCATGGTCCAAGGCATTGTGTGTTCCTACCAATACTGGGACTTCAACGCCAAGAAGAAGATTGACCGTCCGATGGTCAAGCTAAGACCCATCGAGAACATCCGCTTCGACCCCTCTGCCGACTGGTACGACGCGGTTCACACCAGCCCGTACTTCATCGAAATGATCCCGATGTACGTCAAGGACGTCACCGCCAGGATGACGACCATCGACGCGAAGACCCAGCAACCCCTGTGGACCCCAGCCTCTCCAGAGCAACTGCTGAAAGCCTCGACCCAATTCTCCAACATCGTCAAGATGCAACGCGAACAGGGAAAAATCGATCCCGCGACCCATGCATCCGGGATCAGGCAGTTTTCTATCGTGTGGGTCCACCGCAACATCATGGAAGTCGACGGGTCGGACTTTGTGTATCACACCCTCGGCACCGACATGATGTTGGATACTCCAAGGCCGATCGAGGACGTATGGTTCCACGGGAAACGTCCGTATGTCATTGGTTTTCCAGTCATTGAGACGCACAAGACCTATCCAACCGCTCCTGTAGGTCTGACTAAGGACGTGCAGGCGGAATTGAATGAGAACGCCAACCAAAGGTCGGACAACGTCAAATTCGCCATGAACAAGCGTTTCTTCGTGAAACGCACCGCCCAGGTCGATTTACGCAGTTTGCAGCGAAATATCCCCAGTTCGATCACGATGATGAACGATCCGACGCCGGGGAAGGACGTGACCATCGTAGAGACGGCGGACGTCACAAGATCCGCCTACGAGGAACAGGACCGGCTGAATCTGGACTTCGACGATCTGGCGGGGAGTTTTTCTCAAGCGTCGGTACAGTCGAACCGCAAATTGAACGAAACGGTAGGAGGTATGCAGATCCTGACCAAGGATGCCAGCCAGATTTCCGCCTACCAGCTTCGGACCTTCAACGAGACGTGGGTAGAACCGGTTCTGTACCAACTGGTGGAACTCGAGCAACGCTACGAAACAGACACCGTGATCCTGGGGTTGTGCGCGAAAAAGGCCAATTTGTACCAACGCTTTGGCATCGATCAAGTCACCGACGATCTTTTGCTGCAGGATGTGACCGTGAACGTCGCAGTTGGGGTTGGAGCGACCAATCCGGCCGACCAACTCAAGAACTTCACCAGCGGACTCGAAGCCATGAGACAACTTCTGGCCGACCAGACCCTTGAGCGTTTCGGTCTTAATACCGGGGAAATCTTCAAGGAAGTCTTTGGCATGATGGGCTACAAGGACGGGAAACGCTTCCTCCCGGAAAACGAAGATCCGAACATGGTCGCCATGAAAAAGACGATCGAGCAGCTTCGCTCTCAACTCGAACAGAAGCAGCCGAAGGAAATCATCGACGCCACGGTCAAGAAACTCATCGC